TGTCCTGGTATTGTCAATGAAGTAAATGGTATATTAGAGAGGACTAGATCACCAATCCTGAGACCTCCGGTCTTCACATAATCATCCTCATGGTTGGAATCCTGATGGGAGTGGCCTCTGTCTGCTCGCTGTCGCTCGTTCCGCACCTGGCCCACTGGCCAGCGTTTGCTCGCACACTCGTTCCGATCCATAGGTGGAACACCTCAGTGTTCGGGTCCATGACCAGGGATGGTTGCTATGTTCCATATTGTAACATAGAAGATTCCATTCCCTATATTACATTTTGTAACGTAGAAGATTCATTTACACCAAATGGTGCCTAATCGAATTCTTGCACACAATGTAAACAAGGGGTTCTAATGCGTCGCCCACTAGCTTTCCCCCATCGCACCCCTTCGCATCGCCATGGGTGATACATGGAGTTGACACCTGGGTGGCAATGGTGTATAATGGAATCATGTGAGGCGAATTACATCAAACAACAACTGGAGGATATTATGAAGAAGGTGTATACTGAAGCATATATGTCGAAGAGGTTACAGCATTTCTTCAAATGCAACAATGGTGACCTGCATCAATGGGCACTGCAACGATGGGTATATGCCAATGCCCTTATGAGAGTGAAAAGGTTTTCCGGTGAAGTATGGTTCAAAGATGACAAGTATTATGTAGCATAGGCCATAAGGCCACAACCCACAACTAATGGAGAACATCATGGAAATGAAATTCAAGATCGCAATGAACAACGAGGAGAAGTTGGCTGGTAATGTATTCGACGTCGTGGTGAATGTGGAGAAATGCGATGACGCCACAATGCTGAAGTATGCCCTCAAGGCATACACAGTGGAGATTCAATCGCAGATCCGAAACAACTGGGATCAATTCATGAAAGGGGATTATCCCCGGGAATTGACCATAGGTCAGGCCATGTTCACGAAGCGAGTGGCCAAGGTCATGACCATCGAAGAGCAGAAGAAAGCCGTTGCAGCAGATATGGCAAAGATGAGTGAGACTGAGCGTCTCGACGCTCTGGTCATGGGAGGGTTTATCACTCAGGAAATGTATGATAGCCTCATCGAGGCAGCAGTGGCTAAAGAAGAGGCCGAACAAGGTTAATATCGGTCAAGCAAATGATGGGAGTGGCCTCGAAAGGGGCCATTCCTACATTACATTATGGAACATAGGAGAACCATTATGAAACATTGGATCGTGTACAGAATTATGGAAAGGCAGGCATCTATCGAGGCCGGACATTATTATGAATTCTCCAAAAGGTTTCAATTCCTTTATTGGGAGTATATGGAGTATTAGCAAAGGTCACGCAGTGACCGATTGTCATGCATGTCATATTGTCATGCAATGCATGGAGTTAATGCAGGTAATGCATCTAACGGATCGGCCCTGTGTGCGCGATTGTCATGGGGTTTTATGGGGGTTAATATGATTTGTCATGCTTTTAAAAAATCTATATATAACTAAGATAGAATATATAATACTAATATTACATATATACATTAATTACTACTTATATATAAATCACTTATGTTAAATGTACCAATGGAATATGACATTGATGAGCACACAAACCCGATCCATTAACTACGTTAGATGCATTAATGCCATGCACCCAATGACAACCATGACAATCCCTTCGGGATTATCCACACTAACCAGGACTGAGGAGGAAATAATAATATTGTTAGATATTGACAATCCATCACATCCATGTTATAATATGCGAATAATGGAACTGTACCATTCTACTCAACCATTCATAGGAGGGTTTATGGCTAAGAAAGGTAAGAAGCAGGAGGAAACTCATGGTGATCTATTCTATGAGTTCTTCCACAAAGGGAAGAAAGTAGCAGAGATTACAATAGATGACAACAATAACGTATGGTTTCACTACATCTATGGAGAGCCTGGAGTTAGGTGGATTCGCGTCAGGTCTATTGAATATGCTATGGAGTTGACCAAGTTGTGGAAAGGTGAAATTCCTAACTGGGATCGTTAACACTCAACCAATTGGAGAATATTATGAAATCTTCTCGTCATGCTCGAAAGAACACCTTCACGCCTCTTGAGGCAATGTCCACCGAAGCCATCTGCCTCGGAGTTTTGTGGAGCCTTGGGGCAGGCGTCACCAGAGTTGCCTAAGGGTTTGTAGGATCACGGATAGTGATCACCCGACTGCTACCTCTCCCACTTACTTTCCACACAGTGGGAGTGGTTGCTATATTACAATTTGGAACGTAGCAAATGGGCCTAGGTCCACCGTCCCACAGGGCAGACCAAAGGTCTAACATCACTAACATTTGGAGACACTATGACTATTCAAATTGATGGAGTTTTAGAAATAGATCAGGAACGTGGAGTAATATATTTCCACTCAATCCAAACAGGACACTCTCCCTTACGTATTTGCTCTCTACCTACTCCCATACCTAATCCTTCGGAGTATAGCAAGGCTCTTGACATCACTCACATGCATGGATGTAGTTGGGGAAATACTAAACCTGAAATACTGTAATAATCTCAGGGCATCAGCCCTAACTAATGGGCCTCTCTACAAACCTGAATCACTAATGTGATGAGGCCCACAACTAACAATATTGGAGGTATTATGCCAGTAGAATTAAAAAATCTGACTGTAGGCTGTAGTGTACATTACCAACCTGAACATTATGGCCCTAATAAATTCGAGAATGGAGTTGTCAAGGAGATTCGTCCAGATATTCAGGACTCCGTCTGGGTTGTATATAACTGTAACCATGAATGGCATAGGTATCAAGACTACACCTCTGCTAAGACTAACCTTAGAGACTTAAATCTAGGCTGGAGACATAATGAGTAAACTCGACCAAGTTCACACTAGAAAAGCAACCCTTGCCATCTCAACCCGTGCTGACATGAGGCACCTGGCGACTCTAGTCGCATTTTGGCGCAAGGCGGGGGAATCACCACGTTCAATATCTGAGTTAGCCAGACTCTCCTTAGAGTCATTCGCCGAGATGTTAGTCACCTCACATATGGTAGACTTTGTTGACTCCCAAGAGGCTGCCTCCGAACTCCTGGCCACAACTGGCCTAATGACCCAAGGTGTCCAACGTACTAACGTCCTCAAGGCCCTCGCTAAGGAGGGTAAGATTAACCCTAACTCCCTTCAGACATTCTTGGATCCCGTAGAGAAGGTCAAACTTCACTCAAAAGGAAGGAAGGATGCAGCCGTAGGTAATGATTCACCTGAACTCCTTCAGGCCCAGGCTCTCCTTAATGAGAGACTCTTAAAGGAACTCGGCGGGAGGATTGAAGATGAGACCAGTCGTACTCAGGGAATGTTCGAAGCACTGGGAGAAATACCACCTATAGAATAACAAAGGAGATTATTATGCACATACTTAAGTACAGAGAAGGAGATTTGGTAAAGATAGTCCATGATAAGATAGATCATGAGATTCCAATTGGAACTATTTGTAGAATAGAACATGCAACTCATGAAAGTAGATATGGATTGTACAGTAGGAATTGGCAAGAATATCGTGTATCATACACTCCAAAAGGAGGAGATGATATTAGGTACAGATGGACTACAGAAATTGATATAAAACCAGTCCCATGAAATGGGAGAAGGAGAAAGAAATCATGAGTTCTAAACCCCAGCACGTTAGTGCTTCACTGACTGCCCTCCAAGAAGATTTGGCCACCCAGCTCTTCGGAATCCCTCTATCCAAAGCCCTAGAGATCGGCGTGTGCATCAACTGCAAGAAACTAGCCGAACCTCGCTGCTACTCTCCTGCTGGCCGAAGGAAGTATTCCATCAGTGGATTGTGCGAACTCTGTTTTGATGAAATAACTGGCTAATGCCATCATAGGTGGCACTAATGTGCCAAGCCTAAGAACACTCTCCCTCACTAAGGGCACTGGAGAAATTATATGAAAAATCTATCTCGTTATATACCTACTAAAGAATGGGATCTGGTAATAATGGAAGAAGATCCTACTGGAGAGTATGTAAAATTATCTGATGTAGAAGCACTATTTAACTCTCCCGATGCTACTTTCGTATACCTATCTCCAGATGTGCAATCTCTTACACATTTTAAATCTCCTGAATCCTTACATCAGGGAGACTCATTTGTGTGCTTTAAGAAGTAATTTAATTATATAGGATTTAAGAACACTCGCTGCCAGCGGCAGCATTGGAGCCCACCATGTCACAAGAAAGAGAAGAGAGAACTAGTACTAAAGAGTATGCCTCACTGTCTGAGGCCTGCCCCACCTCCTTGCCACCTCTACCTAGCACCTCCCCAGTAGAAGAGGTTGCTATATTACAAAATGTAACAAAGCAATCCATTAATAAGATGGCCAAACTCTCCACACTCCGCTCTGCTTTGGCCTCAGTACGGGCCTCCCTCACTGACTCCCTGTGTTGGGAGAGGCAGCTTGAGGCCGAACTGGTGGAAGCCAAAGCCGAGAGAAAGAAGTGGAGTGAACTCCAGACTGCCATTATCATTAGGCAGGCAGAACTCTCAGGATTGGTCAAGAGAGTCCCCAAACACACTTCCACCACTCAACCTACGTACACTAGAAGTTCCATGCCCAAAGCTGATCAAATGAAGGAAGTTCTAGCCTCCCTCAACAAAGACGAGAGGGCTGCCTTCATCGAGGAACTTCTCTCTTCCATTACCTGTAAGTGTCAACCCTCAGAACCCTCTGGCTTACCTAAAGGACTCTAATTATGAAAATCAAACAAATTACTTCTCAGACCCGTCGAGACTTCTATGCCATCTATATCTGCGAGCACTGTCAAGCTGAGGAGAAATCCTACGGTTACGACGATGCCAACTTCCACAATAATGTAATACCTAACATGATATGTAAGAAATGCGGAGAGAAGTCTCCACCTAACTATTCTCCACAATCTACTAAGTATCCCGAGGGGATGGTGATTTAGTATGTACTACACTATTCAAAATAATAGAGTTTCTTTCCACCCTACCCAGGTAAAGAACTCAATCCCAGTGCCTAATGGCACTGCTTACTACAGTCTCTCCTATCGCTACCCTAGCATAGTGGAAGTGATGTGGCACTCTCAACTATGGCCCCGTCTCACTCATCTCATCAAACCTATTCCAGTGGAGGAAATATGTACGAAGATACTTTAATAGAACTGAAAGAATCTGATATAAGTGTTATAGGAAGAGTAGTTAGTTACGAACCTGAGATAGGACTTACTATAGTAAACTCCGAAGACTCAGAAGACTATTTAGTATGTCTAACTGGTCCTAAATCTCCTATAGCATTAAAAAGCAAGAGGGGAGAGTATGATGAAGAAGAGGCTAGAAACTTCAAACTAATATCATCCCGCATAATACGTTGTATAGAAATGGGGTTACCTCTATTATATGAGGAACTAACTGATGAAGTTTCTTATGGGGATAATCCTACATCGGAAGATTGTACCTTTAATCAATAGGACAACTTATGACCCTACTCATTCTCTATGCAACTCTCACCCACGGAGATCTACTATGCCTACTTATCACTTTATAGCCAAAGTCCCACTCACTGCCTATACAATAATTGAGGCAGAAACTGAGGAAGAGGCCACATTAGTGGCTAACTCAGAAGATAGAGAACTCACTATGCAATTTGATGATGAGACAGCCAAGTACTTAATGCAAACTAGGTGGGTAATTCGAGAAATTGACGAAGGTCCTCAAGACATTGAACTCGATCCCCACAAACCTACCACCCTATAAGGAGATCTACTATGTCTACAATAGTAATTAATAAATGTGATAAGTGTGGAAATGAGTTCAAATCTACTGAACTTTTTAAGGTTGGAGTATTTGCCTACCCATTTACTGGCAGCATTAATACCTACTCTCCTCATGTAACAAAAGATCACGTAATGGACATATGTCGTCCCTGTATCAATTCTTACGGAATCTTTGTTGCTGAACGTGATAGACTTCCTGATTCATCTCCTCCCACTCTGGAAGATATTATCATAGATATAGTAACCCAAACTGTGGAGGATTTGAAGTAACTGGGACGCAGTCCCAATAAAATAATTTCATTAGTTGTTGACATACCCAATCAACATGGTATAATGGCCATTCAATCGGAGCACATCGGGGCTCCATACATCGGGCATCTAGCCCACAAATAACATGGGAATTCAACCGGAGGTAACATCATGGCAATGGAAGCAATCTCAGCTCGGTATCAGGTGAAGGACGAGAATGGAAATGCAGTCTTGGACGGTGAAGGTAAGGCCGTGTGGCAGGAGTGTCAGGTAGACTATGATCTCGGTGATTCGATAGAAGCTGCCTCCGAGAAATTCGGCTCTGACGTGGTCTTTAGCCAATTCAAGGCTAATGCCAGGGTAGTTATTCAGGGCATTATCCGTGCTAAGTTGAAGGCCGGCCTCTCTGCTGAAAAGATCCAGGAGTTCATCAGCACCTACGTATTGGGAGTAGCCGTAGAGAAAACTCAGGTCGACCCCGTTCAGGCCGTCAAGGCAGCCTTCGCCACTTGGACCCCCGAGAAGCAGAAGGAATATTTGAGGGAGCTTGGTGTAGCCGTCGATTAATTCTAAGACTTACCCTGGGAGTAAATAATCCTCATCCTTGCATCCCGCAGGGATGGGGATTTTTCTCCACCAGATTGCCACAAATTAATATCAACCATATTAGGAGGCCCTTCATGCCTGAATATAAAAGTGTATATTTTGCTCCTGATGGAACTTGGTTCTTCACTCGTAAGGAGTGTGAAGACTACGAACTTCACAAAGAGGTAGTAGACTTTGTCTTTACAGATTTCTCCTGCTCAGCCACTAGAAAAGAAATAGAACAGGTAGTATCAATCATACTTAGCCGTTACAAAGTAGAACAGCGATACGATTGGAAAGATCCTGAAGAATTAGAAGATAAATAACATACCTTGGCCCCTTAGGGCCACTGGAGTCCCCCCCTATGACAACTCAACTGGAATTCCTCTCCGAACTTACCTCAATGCTTAGTGAGGCCCCACCTTCTCACGGCATCCTTGGAATTTACTTAGTCAACCACCCCAAACAGATTCACATGGAAGAAGGTCCCTTCCTCCGTCTCTTCCCCTCCTACAAAGAGGAAGTATGGGACCATGGCACTTACTCTTCCAAACTAGTCATAACTATGAATGGTATGGAGGTGTTCTGCCTCTCCAACATGATTAGAATTTCAGGAGAAGTGAAGGAGGGCCACTAATGTCCAATCCACGCTCAGGAATTCAGTTAGCTTACCCTTTCGAGGAACGCCGCCTACTCAATCAAGGGCGCTTCTCCCTCCGCTGGTCCCCACCTTACATCCTTCAGCCCAAGCTGAATGGTGAGAGATGCCGTCTGATTCACGAGGGAGATAGGTGCCTGCTGCTGAGCAGCACTGAGGAGATAATCAGCAGCGTCCCTCACATCAATGAGGCCGGACTCCTTCTTCCTCAAGGTGAGTTCGATGGTGAACTATATGTCCATGGCTGGACCTGGGCTGAAATTCACTCAGTAGTGTCGACCACGTCGACGATGCACCCTAACTATGGAGCTATGCAACTTCACCTGTTTGACATAATCACTGAGGGAAGCCAAATCAATCGTCTCATCCAGTTGAATCAAAGGTTCAGGTCTAATGGCCTTCCTCCATGCCTCCAGTTAGTGGCCCCACACATGGCTAACACCCTTGAAGAGGTCTACCAAATTTACGAGAAGTTCATTGGCCTGGGCTATGAGGGCTTCATCATTAGGCATGTAGATGCAACTTATCTTCGCAGGAGAAGTCCTGCCATGATGAAGTTCAAACCTAAGGCCAAAGACGAGTACCTTATCACTGGAGTCTATGAAGCCATTTCCCAGGATGGAAAAGGTAAGGGCATGATCGGTGGCTTCAACTGCATCGACGACATGGGGACTCCCTTCTCAGTGGGCGCCGGCAAACTCACCCATGATTATAGAATTAAGTTGTGGGAAGTATGGAATGATGCCCCTCAGTACATTATAGATTCCTACCTCGAAGTGGAGTACCAAACCATGTCTGATAAGAAACGAGTGCCACTTTTCTCCAGAGCCGTGAGGATAATATGACAACTACAAATTCTTACAATGAATTTAATCCATCCATACCTATTAACCTATTACCTTGCCCATTCTGTGGAGGGCCTGCAAGTAGAAAAATCACTCATGATATTCTAACAGTCGGCTGTGACTCATGCCTTATTAGTTTTGCAAATCATGTACGATTTGGATGTAGGGCTGACACAGAATGGAATACAAGGCAAGATAACACTTGAATCATCTAACCCTGCCTCAGCAGGAGGCATTTGCTACATTACATTTTGTAACATAGCAACCAAGGAGACCCTATGAACCCAAATGAGATAAATAGTAAGTGGGAAGGTGAACGTGCGCAGTGGGACTCATTTCAAGAAAAGTATATAAATAGAACCATAGTCTCAATGAATGATAAAATTCTCAAGATGGAAATCATAGATGGTAAAGGTGGTCCAGTACTTCAATTCATAGGAGGCCCCACTGGCTACGAATCTTACTACATTAAAGATCTCCTTCAAACTCCTAGGTCAGAGAGAACTTCTTTCTGCATCTGCGGAGGAACTGTAAACAGTTGGCCACGATGTGAAGTACCCTGGTCAGATGTACTAGACTTCCTCAAATCTCAAGGGTATTCAAATGACTAAAGTCTTCATCCCTAACAAAAGCTATCATGACTTCTCAGAGGCCACACGCTTCGGGGAATTGATCTACCTCACCGCGGGAAAGATCAGCATCTTGAGTATAGGCCGCATGTATCGGACTTTCATGCCAGTCATCCAAGCCTCCTCCAAAGAGGACTACATCCTGGTTAGTGGTCCCTCAGTCATGACCTCGATCTTGTGCAGCATGTTCTCCATAAAGCATGGAGTACTCAATCTCCTCATTTATCAAATCGGAGGGGACAACAAGGGCCATTACAAACAAAGGAGGATCTCTTTTGAAGAACTCACCCAAAAAGCAGCCCTCATTAGCGAAGAGTAGGGCTTGGACTAAATTCCTCATCCTCGGCGTGGAGGCCTCCCTAACTAACCTCACCAATCGTGAGTGCCTCTCTCCTAGTGAAAAGTGCAACATAGATCAGGCCCTCTCCATTATCCGCAGGATAACTAATAATTGGGCCTTAGCCAAGGAACTTCAACTTCTGGAGAAAAGTTATGTGGATCACAACATATTATAAAAGAGATTGGTTAATATTAGTATTAGAGGGAAGGTCTAATCCAATTCTAGTTAATAAGTCTCAAGTGGTATGTATAGCTCCTATGGAGGGTAATGAATTAAAATCAATAGTTACACTTCTTGATAATGATCATTTAGTTATAAATCAACCTACAGGTTCTATTGAAGAGCAACTATAAGGAGAAGGTATGACAAACCGTCAATTCAAGAAGATCCTTGCCATGCACCGGGAAGGAATATCGAGTGAAATCTGCATAGCAGCCATCATCGAACTATGCCCTCTGATCCCATCCGTGATAGTGGCTCAGTGGATACTTAGATTTATTGATGAATCCTATAATCCTATAATTAAAGTAGGTACTACGGAGGTTAAGTAATGACTTCTAAATCTTTTCCATATGATATAATACCTCTAGAAGAGGGTTGGAAAGAGAGCTCTATATATTTAGTAGAAGTATGTTTCAGCTCAAATAATCCAATTCATGCAGCCCTATTCTACTCTGGATTTCTGCGTAATGGAAAACCCGGTAATTATAATCAGCTATGGAATCCTAGTTGGGATCGTACATTTAATATCAATCAAATATATTACTTAAGAGTTATTAAAAATCTTGGAAATGTATTTGAGGATATACCTAATCTTAATAAGTTATTAAAGGAGACTAAATGACCTTACCCATACCCTACCACCCGTCTCAGGAAGTACTAGACTCCACCAAAGTACAAGCATATCAGAGTTGCCCAAGAATGTTTTTCTATGAGTACATGCTTGGCTGGAGGTCGGCACGTCCTAATAACCACTTGCACTTTGGAAAGGCAGTACACATCGCCCTGGAACACATTATCCTCCATGGTTATAGAGTGGAAGCTGTGATGGAAGCTCTGGAGATGTTCAATCAGGAGTACCGAGCCTTCTTCCCCGAAGAGACTGATGTCATTTATAGTCCGAAGACTCCTACTCGTTTCTTCGACATGCTCATCCAGTACCTTAAAACTTACCCTGATGATCTCACCCGTTACGAAGTCTACAAGACTGAGTTTGGAGGCACTGTCTCCTTGTCAGAGAAGCATAAGTTAGCATTTAAGATGGACACCGTACTCATTGATCGCGAAACGGGTCTCTACTGCTCCCTTGAGCACAAAACCAAAGGTGGAAATTACATAGGAGATAATTATTACTATGAGCATATGATGGGCATCCAAGTAGGGACTTACACCCACGTATTGAATTGCCTAGTCCCACCCAACAAGGTAAGTGGTGTCATTATCAATTGCCTATGTATGAAGAAGACCAAGAAGCCCGAATACATTCTCCAACGCTTTCCGATTATGCTCTCCAACATCCAGATGTATAAGTGGCTCGAGAACACCAAGGCTTGGATGGATAAGATCTATCGTGATAAGGAGGCCTCGTCACCTAGTGACGACATTATGAAGTGCTTCGTAATGAATGGTAGAAGTTGTACGAACTGGGGCCGCACTTGCATCTATCTGGATATGTGCACCAGTCATGCCAACCCTCTTCAACATATCGACAGGATGCCTACTGACCTTGAAGTCTCCCACTGGAATCCGTTGGAAGAAGAGTTGCGTGAGATATTGACCCTTTAGGAGAACATTACGGCTAAATCTTTTATAGTATACAAAGAAGATGACAGTAATGAATCTTATTGCTTCTCTTGTGCAATTAGAAAAACTTTACTGTTTCCAGAGCTTCGTATTCATATAGAAACTATTGCTTATAAATACACAAAGTGTGATATATGTAGCAAATTCATATATGACATTATAGAAATCTAACCCAAATAACACTAACCTAGCGAGGCCGACTATGTCTGCTGAAGAATACATATCTCTCCAATATGGAGGTGTAAATTCTAATGATATGTTAGATATGTATGGAAGTGAGGAAGTACCTACATATACCCCATCACGTAACAGTAACTATAATAAAAAGAAGGAGACTTCCATGTCCGAAATCAACCACCATCTCGACCCCACTGATGCCATTGCCCTCTATAAGGGCCAGAAGTCTATGCTTATCCTGATCATTGCCAAGTCTGGACGAGGGAAATCTACTGCTATACGTAACCTCGATCCTAAAGAAACCTTCCTAATCAACATTCTTGGAAAGCCGCTGCCCTTCCCCAAGGGTGGCCAGTACCAAGAGAAGGACAACATGCTAGTTTCCACCGATGCGGCGAAGATCCGCACTACCATGATGGAAGTCTCTCGCAACGAGAAGTGGAAGAACCTCGTTATTGACGACGGTCACTACGTCATGGCCACTGAGTTCATGATGAAGGCCCTTGAGAAAGGCTACGAGAAGTTTACCATGATGGCTAAGAATATCTTTGAGATCATTCTCCTCACTACAAAGCTCCGCCCGGGGTTGAAGGTGTTCTTCCTCACCCACGAAGAGGACACCGGAACTGAGCGCAAAATGAAGACTCTGGGCAAACTCCTTGATGATAAGGTGACCTTGGAGGGACTCTCCTCAATAGTCCTCTTTGGTGAAGTCTTCTCTGAAAATGATAAACAAATGTATTACTTCGCTACCCAAAGTAATGGCTACACCACTGCCAAGAGTCCGTATGACATGTTCCCTAATCGAATCCCTAATGATCTGGAATTAGTGTCCAAGCGTATAGACGAGTACTATTCAGGAGTTGACCTGAAGGACTCAAAATGTGATTTCACCCTATAGGAGGATAGTATGTCAATAGAAGTTGAACTTAAATGTAATGATTGCAGAAGTATATTGACATATACTATAAAATATGATCACTCATGGGTAACTTTAGACGTAGAGCCTTGCGCTGTATGTGGTAAGGAAATTCGTCAAGAGGGTTATGATGAGGGATACAGGCAAGCGGAGGATGAAGCTCCGTATATAGAATAGTTAATCATTAACTGTAGGAGGTAGTATGACCTTTAGAGTAACATTGCCAGATGATCCTGATCTACCCTTAAAAGATGAGGACAAACACCAGACAGATACTAAGGAACTTCAAAAATCTATAGCAGATGCTTTCGATAATAGATCTGAGCCTGGGTATGCTCCTGTAAACTCTCCATCTCTTGAAGAAATCTTCAGGGATGCTATTCCCCAATTAATCTCAATAGTCGAGGAGGTAAATCCACCAGAGAAAACAAAGGTAATTGGCAAGCTCCGGGGCGCCCTGGAACTATTTAACCAAAAGTAAATAACACCTGAGGGCCTTAGCCCTAACTCACCAACTCAATCTAAAGAGGTACTATTATGTCCGAATTCGACGAAGAAATGGCAGCAATGAACGAGACTCTCCTTGACATCGACACCAGTGATTCTCAGGAACCCACTACTGTGGAGCCAGGCGAATACAAAATCAGGATCACGGGATTCCGTAAGGACTCCGATGGTAAGGTCATTCGTACTTCTGAGGCCGGCAACAAGTACTTCATTGTGACCTTTGATATTCCTGAGGAAGAGTTCTCCAAGGGCCTGAGTAAGATCTTCTCCGTTCCCACCCTCGACATGGAACCCAAACGAGTGAACATGATTAAGTGGGACCTGGAGTGTTTCAAAAGGGCGTTTGGCTTGGCCGAGATTAACTTCTCTAATATGGTCGGCAAGGAGGGTTACGCCATCCTGGGTGTATCTCACTCAGAGCA